CGAATTTAAAATATATAGTTGAATACATAGTAACTCACTATAATGAAGAGACAGATATGATAAATGAACGGCTCGGAGAGTTTATCAAGAACTTAAATAGACGAGAGTTAAGGCCTGCGATTGTTCAACCTAAACCTTTGAACCGTGTTCAGATTCAAAGAGTTGGACGCCCAGACGTTGTGATCACAACCAACACAACAGAATCTCTAATAACCCGAATAGAAACGTATATAAATAATTTAAACAGAGACATTCAGGTTGTCAATGCTAAACAAGTCTTTGATAGCCTAGAAATTAAAACAGGGCGAAGGCCCTTATATACGGTTTTGAAAGAAACACTGGAAAGATTATTGCCTAACGCAAAAATGGTTAAGTTTTAAAATTGAAGAATATCCAAAACAATGTTGTTTTGAATAAAAATTGAAATTTTCTCTCAAAAACTATTAAATCTTAAAACCTCAACAATGACCACTCAACAAGAATTTATTCAAGAATTGATTCAACAAGAAACTAAATTGTCTCTTGAAGAATTTTTTAAAGGGATTCATGAAAGATTTTATCCTGCTCAAGATATTTCTTTTATGAATTATTTTTTGGAATTGACAAAACACGAAGGGGAGTTTATTGTTCACCATAACAAGTTGGTTGAATATGGAATTGTAACATCTAAAAGATCGTCAACTATTAAAGAAAAATTAGATGCTTTAGGGTTGATCGAAGGCGAAGAATACCGGCTGCAGGACGTCCTGCAGCCGGTTCCACAAGGAGGTTATTCAACTAAAAAAGTTTACATGTTAACTCCAGAATCGTTCAAAAAATGCCTTATGAGAGCTCAAAGACGACCAAACCAAACAATTGATCCAGTTGTATATTGTGATTATTATTTGCTTTTAGAAAAAACATACAAACTGTATACAGATTACGAAGAATATCCAAAACATCCCTGTTTTGAATAAAAATTGAAATTTTATCTCAAAAACTATTAAACCTTAAAACCTCAACAATGTCTACTCAACAAGAATTTATTCAACAATTAATTCAGCAAGAAACTAAGATGTCTCTTGTAGAATTTTTTAAAGGTATTCATGAAAGATTTTATCCTGTCCAAGATATTTCTTTCATGAATTATTTTTTGGAATTGACAAAACACGAAGGAGAGTTTATAGTTCACCATAACAAATTGGTTGAATATGGAATAATGAGTTCTAAACAATCATGTCATGTAAAAGAAAAATTAGATGCATTAGGGCTGGTTGAAGGCGAAGAATACCTGCTCACGGATATCCGTGAGCAGGTCCAAAGCGGAACCAAACATACAAAAGTTTACATGTTAACTCCAGAAGCTTTCAAGACATGTCTTATGAGAGCAAGAAAATATCCTAACCAAACTGTTGACCCTGCTGTTTATTCTAAATATTATTTACTTCTTGAAAAAACATATAAATTATACACTGATTACGAAAAACAGTTACTGAATAGACAACTTGAACAAAAAGATAAACAGCTTGTTCAAAAAGATCAATTACTTGAACAAAAAGACAGGCTTGCTCTACGTTTTAAGGAAATGCTCGTCGACTCCTCTAATATCCCAAAAACACAAGTTGTATACATTGCTACTTCACCCAATTATGCTCAACAAAACAGATTCAAAGTTGGGGGTGTAGAAAGTTTTGATAAATTAACATCTAGATTATCAAACTATAATGGGAGGTCGGCCGGTGGAGATCTTTTCTACTTCTCTGATTGGTACCAAGTCCATAATTATAGAGAAATTGAGAACAGGCTAAAGGATCTATTGGGCCGTTTCCGAGATAGTAAATGTAAAGAAATATATATCTTACATTATACCAAGATAGAATATATAATTAATTATTTAGTACAAAATTACAACGAAGAAACGGATCTTGTAAATAACCATTTGGTTGAGTTTATTTCCTCGTTAGATAATAACCAGCTTAGACCGGTAGTTCCTAAAGAAAGATCTCTTAAGAAAATACAAATATTGGAAATTGAACGGCCAATCGTTGCGACAACCAACACAACAGATTCTTTAGCAACTCGATTAGAAACGTATATAAATAATTTAAACAGAGACGTTCAGGTTGTCAATGCTAAACAGGTGTTTGATAGCCTAGAAATTAAAACAGGTCGAAGAGTCTTATATACTGTTTTAGAAGAAATAATAAGAAGGTTATTACCGACTGCGAGAATGGTTAAGTTTTAAAATATATACATAAATTAAAATATTCATAATTTAATACCGCAATCGCTTCCACCTGGTACCAACAGGCGCTTCGCGCCTGTTGGCGCCGCCGAAGGCGGTAGTGGGACCGCCTGCGGTGGTCCAAATTATGAATATAAGAGAGAACAAACACATTTAAATTAGTTTTTCAAAATTAATCACCTTTTGTTTCCAAATTTTCTTTTGTTTGTGGAACACTTTTGTAAAACCCAAGCGCGATCGGGTGTGCTTTAAAACTAGAAAGTTCTAAATTACGGATATATAAATTTTCAATTACTCTTGCTCTAGATAATGCAACATACGCCTGTCCATATTCAAAAATATTAGAAAAGTCTATATAGACGTGATCAAGTGTCATACCAATGCTTTTATGGATTGTTGTAGCATAAGCAAGACGTATAGGAAGTTGAACCATTAAAAACGTGGTTTCGTATTGTTGTAAAACATGATTATATTCTTCTTTTTCATAAACGTGTAATTTTACTGGGATTGTAACTTTGTCAAATTTAACAATTGGTAAACGTAGCGAACTTTGTGCCATGTATACACTATTTAAAAATGCTGTTATTTTGGTATCAAACCCTTTGGTGCAAAGGCATGAAGTCTTGCACTGACAGCGAGAAAGTCTATTAATATATTCATTTCTTGTTTCAAAACCAATAACAACACCTCGACTACCATTAACAAGCTCTAATGCTGTGTCTAAATTAACACATAACATTACCTGAGCTCCCTTAGCCAATAAAATTTCATCTTGAATCCGAAAAACGTCTCGCATATTAGAAGAACCGGATTTATAAGACGAAGGCTGAAGTAAAATTCGTTGTTTATAACTATAAATTCTTGAAGTTGTTGATGAATACAGGTTGTCAAGATTAATTTTGTCAACATCTACATTTTTACAATATAAAAAAGTTGGTTTTATTGTTTCTGGCGACGATTGTGATAAAAGAGATAAATCAACATTTGAAGATTTGTTTTTAATAAAATTTATATCGTCTTGGGTTAGACTCCCAAATCTGGCACGATTTAAAATTTGTTGAAAAATTACATTATCCTGTCTTAGAATTTTATCGAAACAAATTATATTTTTAATACAAGATTTCCAAGATTCTGCTCTAAAACAAAATTGTCCCTGAATACAAGGAAGTTGCAAAAAATCTCCTGATAAAATTAATTGAATTCCTCCAAAAGGTTTTGGTGAATTACGAACAGAACGGGCTATGGTTTCTAATTTGTCAAACAGCTCGGCCGTTAACATGCTGATTTCATCAATAACTAAAATGTTTATTTGTCTCCAAATGTCTCTATTGAAACTACGACGGGACATTAACTCTCGAACACTTCCTTGACCAAGACCAATGCCTAAAAAAGAATGCAACGTTGCCCCTTGGATTATAGTGGCAGCAACACCTGTCATCGCAGTAACTCCTATATTTTTTTTGGAAATGGTTTGTTCTGGGGGGCCTTCACCCCCGCCGGTATTATTTTTATACATTTCATATACATGTTTAATTAAATATGTTTTACCTGTACCTCCCGGCCCGCTTAACAACACATTTTCTCCTTTTCTAATAAGATTTAATGCATCCTGTTGCTCTTGTGTCAGCATTATTTAGTTTTGTATAATAAACAATCATTAGAAAAAATCATAAAATTACATTGTTGTTATTGTGTGTTATCCCCGGAGTATGGCAGTGAATCACTTCTTAGTTTCAAAATATGTTTTATGGAAAATGAGCTCTAAAGATAAACAACATTTGTTTAAAAATGGCCAATATTACACAGATTATTGAAGCATATATCACGACAAAAACTAAATTAACTGAGGTTAAAAAGCATGCTACCGAACTTAAAAAAACTGAAAGAGAGCTTATTAGAGAAATAAAAACATATCTTAACGCACGAGAACAAACAGAGTTAAAAATTGACGATCGCACAGTTATCTCCATTCGTGTACAAAATAAAAAGATTCTTAGATCTAAAAACGACCACAGAGCATATGTTGAAAACCTGCTTTTAGATCTAGGGGTTGCTCATCCAGAAGGAATAATTGACCAAATTTTTGATAAAACAGGTGATGTCGTACAAGAACAACGTCTAATTTTAAGTAAAGATAAATGATATATAATTATATAAATATTTAAATAAATGGACGACCAAATTTGTAAAACTGTTGAAGCTTCAGAGGAAACGCCGTTGAAGGGTGGTACCAACAGGCGCGAAGCGCCTGTTGGCGCCGCCGAAGGCGGTATCTCCTGCGGTGCCACCACCAAACGATTCGCGTTTGGTGGTAGTTTATGGGATGATCCGATTATAGAAGCAGCACGTCAACAAACAGACCCCCAAACTCTATATACTTATCAAAGATCAATGAGCAAAACATTGCTTAACACATTAACTCCCACTCCGTCTATAAATATTACAGACTCGGCGGCTCAAATTTTATTAATGTTAAGAGATGGTTTATCAGTTTCAAAATTACAACCAGAAGAACGACAAACGTTTATAGATGTTTACGGCATTGACGCTTTAAACAGTTATGACAGCTTGTAGTCCGCCGAAGGCGGTAGCACCTGCGGTGCCACCATCAAACGCGAAGCGTTTGATGGCAGCCGCTTCGCGGCCGCCGACGGGGCCTTTGGCCCCGGTAATGTTTTTTAATTTCCAAATACCACCAGTATTTGGAAATTATAATATTTTTTTATTCTGAGTCTGTAGAATTTTCATCTCTCACTTGTTCAGACGATGTTATACATCTTGCAGCTCTTAATAGTCTATCTGAAACTTCAACTTCAACAATTTCCTGTTTAGGTTTTGTAGATAGAACTAAAAGTGAATCTAATTTTGTTTGCAGAATGCATAAAACCTCTGAACTCGTCATTTTAACCCAGATTGAATCAATTGCAATTACAGCAACCACCTGAAATATATTATTACTGTGTTGGCTGTATTTTTCTATAGCATGTTCATAAGGGATCTTTATTTTTTGTAATGTTCCGTTTACATTTATGCTTTCTGTGAATTTTGTTTCATAAGGCTCTTTCCCTGGATCTGAAGATTTAAACTGAAAAACTTTAGGATTTATATAATAAGAATCTCGATCATCTTTAGAATACTTCCCATAAGGAACAATTGCATCCACTGCGGCTTTCCAAGCATCCAAGGTGGTGTTAATTTTTGAAACACTTTTGGGGACGGAAAGCGCATTTTTACATTTATTTAACACATCTTCTGTTCTTAAAAGATCTTTAACGGTATTTGCTATTTGCGTTAATGTGGACATAGTATCCTGTCGAGCTTGAAAGTAAAACTGGTCGTCAGGTGTTAATGTACCATTCTCGTGTTGATCTTCAAGCACCGTATCGTTTAGTTTTAAACTACATTTAATAGGATTGGCTAGCAGGTTTTCAAACCTGCTCAACCCTGTAGATGTTAAAACTGGTGTTTTAAATTTAATAGACAATGGAGTTTCAAGACCTCCTTCATATTTAGTTTTAATAGGAATATACACTCCATTAAACTTTGGTTTTGAAATGTTATCTAAACTTAAAGTTACATATTCGGGATTAAATTTATAATCATTCTCTTCAACACCAAAAGCTTTAAAACGAGGAAGCTGTTTAGAAGTCATGTTTAATATTATACTCTTACTCTTTAAGACAAAAAATCATTTTTTGTCTCAAAACAGATGGGTTGTTTTTCAAAATCGGGGACAAATCATTACCGGTATAAAAATGTTGGTTTTTTTATAAAATTGTAAATTTATTACCATGTGGCAGCTACCATCTTCTCATTCAAATATTAAACAAAATAAGGCGGAAGGACTCGGCGGTGGGTGTGAAAGGCACACCCAAATTCTCATGACAATCCCATTTTTAAACCCCTCTCCTCCTCAAGAAGATCAACAACAAGAAACAGAAACTTTCTTAAAAATAAAAAATCCTCATTGTGGTCCCGTAAGTCCTGGAGGGCCTTCGGTGGAAGTGTCCGACGCCGAAGGCGGTAGCACCTGCGGTGCCGCCATCAAACGCTTCGCGTTTGATGGTAGCCGCTTCGCGGCCGCCGACGGGGCCAAAGGCCCCGTCGGTAGGGCCTTCGGCGCTTTCAGGTGGAAGAAAAAAAGACGGGATGTGATATTTTTAAGCGGTTGTTTAGCTGGTCTGACCTGTTTATTAGTGTTTATTTTAACCTCGTTTCTAACTGTTAGCCGCTTCGCGGCCGCCGACGGGGCCTTTGGCCCCGTCGGTAGCACCGCAGGTGCCGCCATCAAACGCTTCGCGTTTGATGGTAACACATCACAAACAAATTTAACAACAACAATTAAAGAATTTCAAACTGTTGAACATGTTAAAAGCTCTTTCACAATAAAACATCCTATTTTACCAATACAGGTTCCTGAACAAGAATTTATTCCTGAACAAGAATTTATTCCTGCCCCTAAAACCACATCTGCCTATGAACCCACATCTGCCCCTAAAACCACAGCTGCCTATAAATTTATTACTGACCAAGAATACAATCTTGACGACTATAAATTTATTACTGACCAAGAATACAATCTTGACGACTATGAACTCATTCCTGACCCCAACGTCGACTCTGACCATAAACTCATTCCTGCCCAAGAATACATTCCTGGCAGAAAATTCATTTCTGACCTAGAATTCATTCCTGGTTTAAACTTCATTCCTGGTTATAAATTCCTTTCTGACCCAGAGCTCGATCTTGTCGACTATGAACTAACACATTCCCCTAAAGTCACGTCTGACAATGAACTTACACCTACCCCCAACGTCGACTCTGACCATAAACTCATTCCTGTCCAAGATATATCAACAACAGTTGCCGCCAAAGACGGCGGGGGTGAAGACCCTACCGACAGGGGCAAAGCCCCTGTCGGCGGCCGCTTCGCGGCTACCACCTTCGGCGGCGGCACCGAAGCGGCTGCTGATCAAAAACCTTCTACTCGCTCCCCGTTAATCGGCTCTGATAACAACAAATGTTATTCAACTTCCACTCCCGCGCCTAATAATTGTAGAGCATATGAACCAAGATGGACCTTTAACATTAACTCTCGAAAATGCGAATACACATCAAGATGTAGAGGTGGCCCAACTTTTTTTGATACACTTCCAGAATGTGAACATGCTTGTAAAGATCTTTTAGCTGTTGATAAATTTACAACAATTTCAAATTCTTTGAATGAAATTAACCTTTATATAAATCTTGAAAACCAATTTTTATGCGAAACACGCCCAAGCCTAGAATGTTGGTCAGGTTATTTATTTAATAAAACAAACTATCAAACAGTAGAAATTTTAGTAACCCCTCTTTATGATATTGACTGTATAATACCAAAATATGATAATTGTCCGATTCCTTTAACTCAATGTTTTTATTTAAATTGCACCTCCAAAGGCTCCACCTCTAGTTATTCTAAATTTGTGTATATATTTTCTGGTTATGATAAATGGATGAACCTTCAAATTACGTTTTTGCTTAAAAAAGGAAACTATCATAGCTCGTGGCAAGCAAACCATCGATTGTCAAAAATAGATCGTTTAAATATGCGCAAAACTCAGTTGTTAATTAAACAAATTAACAAGTTTGAATATATTTCGCCCGACGAATTATTGTTATCTTACACAGATGTATCTCCCTGTGAAAATAAATGTAATTTTGACGGACAGTGGGAAACTGTAAAATTAAAAGACATAAATGGAATAAATCAAGAAATTTTTAAATTTCCATTTCGACAACGTATTTCTTTAACGTCTTCTTCAAACGGACTACCAGAAGGGTTGCATTTACATGAAAGATTGCACGAGTTTATTAATAAGAACAATATCCAAAATTTGTTAATAACTCCGTTTGATAATAAAACCGCTTTATTTATTGGCCCTAAAACAACGCGGGCAGTTTTGCAAGAAAACCAACAATTATTAACAGAATATAATCTAAACGGAAAGGGTTCTGAATATGGATTGATGTTACAACCCGGTGGGGTAGGAATTCATCTAGGAAACTGGGGGAATGAAACCGCTGGGTCGAGTTATTACCATACACAATTTTATATCGGAAAATATACTCTATTCGTGCTCGATGATATAGGGTTTACTTCAACAACCCCTATTAATTATGAACTGGATAATATTAATTTTGATCGAGAAAAAAACGAATATCGTTCGAGAACGATGATGCCTCTTTTCCCCAATGCCGATAGAGTTTTGATTGACGAATTTATATGTCACGCTGAATAAAACTTGTATAATGAAACATGAGGTCTATGTCATTTATTTTTATTTGTTGAAAAATAAATCAATTAAAACAAAACGGTGGTTTAAAAACAACCATCTATAGATAAAAAGTAACAATGAGCCGCTCTTCGATTATATTTGTAGGTATTTTATTATGGGTTTATCTGCCTATGATAATGTCATTAACTAAACCAAAACCGTTAGATCGGTTAGGGTGTTCTGGTTACTGTAATACTACTATGTGCCCGTACAGTAGCCCTGGTACGATTATTGCTTTACCATGCACGCCATCTAAATGCATTACAGGGCCGTCCCAGTTGTATAAGTACCTTGGTTACAAACCATTGGAATATTTAATCCAGGTTAAAGACGTGTCTTATTGCCGACATTCCCCTTATTTTAATCCTGCTGATCCCCCCAATGGTACTATTATATGTGAAGTTCCTGGACATGTTATACCAGAAGGGTATTATAGCTGTCAAACAGGCCCTCATGTCACGCAACATATCACCCGCCATATCGTTCCATTTTCTTCAAATATTCATGTTTTTTATGATTATGGCGAAGTCGCTCCTAAACAAGAAGAGGGGCCACTGACAGTTATTTGGGGTGGTGATATATACGAAATTATTACAATACTAACGCAACATAATTGTCCGATTATGAAAAGGATTAGACATATTACATGTACAAATGTAAATTCTTTTCTGAATGGTCAAAGTGGTGATTTTACTGCGGTGAAGGGTTTAAGATATGGGTTGAGAACAACCGCAGAAGATCCTAGATATTTCTTAGGGTGGGGGGGGTTGCGAGATATAGGGAATTAATTTAAATCGAATTAGCACATAGATTGTCATTAATAAAAATTTGTTACATGTTAAAATGAATCCCAAACCCGATCGGGTTTGGGATCAAATGGTTTGTTTGGGTATTAAAACCGGGTGGAATTTTTGTTTATTTTTACAACGATGTTTATATTTATGATTTTGACATCAATACCAACATGGCCTTCGGCCATGTTGGCGGCCGCGAAACAGCTACCATCGAGCGCAAAGCGCCATTATTGGTTATATTTACATACTCCTTTGTTTTTATACTTTTAAATGTTCAAACAATATTCTTAAATTTTCCTCTTCTTTTGTTTTGTTTTTTTCTGTTCCAGCACATCGACGACGTGCACGAATGATTCGCCGACTGGATTTTGATTCTTGTTTATTTTCTTTTTCAGTCATTGAAATCTGGTCTTCTTTTACCGCCTTCGGTGGGCACTTCGGGCCCACCTGTATTTTTTGTATTAATGTTGTTAACAAAGTTATATCGTTTTGAGGGGTGTAAATGTTGTTTGATTCAATTATCCCCTTGGGGGACGGGCATGAAGGAGTCGCAAGCGCCCTGCCATCACAAGCGGCTACATTAACGTTTAAATCGTGTAATTCATCACGGGAATCTTGGTTAACATCTGTACCACCAAACACGTAGCGTTTGGTGGTAGGGCCGAAGGCCCCGCCAACACGACCTCCGGTCGTGTTGGTACCAACAATGGCCGGAGGCCATTGTTGGCGCCCACCCTTCGGGTGGGTAGAAGTATTTTTTTGATTTTGTTCAACCGTGGTCAAGACAATCGATTTTAAAAAGACAAGTAAAGAATTATAATAACTATCTGATAAAAATTGGTACAAATTATATCTATCATATAATTTAAGCCATTTTTTTATATATAAAATCATTGTTTCGTCGTTAAAATACACTAAATTATTTTCATGACGATGGTTATATAAAACGGTTGAATTATCTTCCAAAAGTGTATTGTATTTTTCTAATAAATTATAAAGTTCCAAATTAATAACCCAAAAGGATTTATTCCTCGATAGTTGATAAGAAGTAGCATAATCAAACAATATATCATGGTGTCGAAAACACCCTGTACTTATAAGAGCCTCTATTTTGTTTTCAATAATTTCAAGAGGAAGTTTAAACAGCTCATTATTAAGTTGGAATTCAGATAGTTCATGATGTATCATTTTTTCCAATTTACGAAAATTAATGGTAATATATTTAAGATAAACTCGAAAATTATCTTCTGTTGTTCTTGTGTTATTAAATTGTGACAATCGTCGTTCAATACTAGTTGTAAACCCTATTTTATAAATGTTTTGCTGACAATAAAAAGGTGTACTTATGACATAAACGCATCCTTTTTTAATTTGCATTTTTAAAAGCTTATAATCATGAGAATATAAATTTCAAAATTTACGCTTTTGTTCACGACAAAGACCGCAGATCACAGGCCCTCCGCAACCATCCTTGAAGACACCCGGCCACCCCGCAAGTACCCCGAATGGTACTTGCGGGGTGGCTGCCATCAGACGTGAAGCGTCTGATGGCAAGATGTTGTAATAGTTGATTTAAATAAAAAACGGGTAAGTGTTAATTTTTAAAAATGAATAAACACCCGACGAAAGAAACATCCATTTCTAAAACAAATTCTCTGATTGACTCCCGACAAAAAGGAGAAAAAAAACTAGAATTAATTAACACTCTTGTTAATAAAATTGCAATAAAAATAAACGAAAATATAGAATGGTTACATAGTCAAGTTTTTCATGATATTTTATCATTATCCCGAGATCAACAAGAAATAGAAGAGTTTCAAGACAATAAAAATGAACATTCAAACAAAATCTTTATTTATGATGAATATATTAATGAAAAGATTATAGACGGATATATTTCAAATATACTAATGAACCATAAATTAGGTTGGAATCATTCGTCGTTTGACGATCTTAACAGGAAACAGCAAGATCAAGATGCTTATTTATGCACACCATTTGAAATGGTAGACGGCGTCGTAGAATGTAAAAGATGTTCGAGCAAAAAAGTGCACAGTGTATCTGTTCAAACCAGAGCGGCCGACGAACCAATGACCACCGTTTCTGTGTGTACTATATGTAAATATAAATGGTCTCAAAATGGATAAATAAAATCTTAAAGATATTTTGATTCAAAACCGCTGGTTTTGAATCTGTTAACAGTCATGTTAAATGTAAAAATTTTACATTTAAATACATTAATTTAATAATTCATGTTAAACAACATAGGGGGTCTCTTATTATTAATTTTAGGGGTGCTGTAACCTCTCATACCAAAACGATTTCCATCACCAAGAATACTGTCCCAAATGTCTAGTTTGTTATTATTGTTTTCTATTCCAAGATTGTTTTGGACATCTGTTACAATAATATTTACAACTTGATTAATCATATCGTTAACCATATTAAAATAAGGGGAATTTCCGGCAATAGTGTATCTTGAATAAATATCACCTGTTGGAGGTTGATAGTTACGAAATACAGCATTCATAACTTCTCTAATACGTTGACATGGAACAATAACACCTTGAGGAAATTCACCTCGGAGCAATTCCGTCACTTTTTGTTGAATAAAAAATAAAGTGTCGTCGCTAAAATACCCTCTGATTCCATCAAAACCAGAATCTTCATAACCCACATGTGCTGTATACATATCATTATTCATCACCATTTTTAATTAAGAAAGTATATCTTTATGACTTTTGGCGATAATATACGTTGACTTTATTTATATAAAATTTTCAAATACCGTTAAGTATTTGAAAATTAATTAATACTTGTGATGAAAACACATCATGTTAAAATGCGTGGATATTTTATTGAATTTTAATAGAGTCTAACTTTCCTGTTAGTAATTCAAAAGATTCTTTAAATGTATGTGAAACCGCAAGTTGATTATCTAATATATATTTACTTAATCCTTCAACGTTTAAAGGCTGTTGAACAGGAAGGATAAATTTTTCAACATCACAACTAAATAAATTTCTTACAGCTTTATAATTTAAAATTTTTGTATCTTTTTTTTTATCTTGTAAAGCTTCTATATTTTCAAGAGATTGATATTTATGTATTAATTCGAAAGCTTTTATACATCCTATTCTAGGGATATTATCATTATAATCAGTTCCGCATAAAATACACAAATCTAACATTTGTTTTTCCGTTAATTTCAAAGATGTTAACAGATTGTCCATTTTAATCACTGTAGCAACCTGGTTTCTTGGGTTGACATCAACAATGGTTATTGGCGTTGAGCATGCTAAAACATCAGTGTCACGAGTTAATACAGCATCTGCTACCCCTGTTTTTATTAATCCTGCACAGAAAATTTCTGCTTCTCCTGGGGCTTGTATAGTTGAAAATCCACATAGATCTCCAATTTCAGATACATCTTTAAAATCTTCTGGACTAATATCAAATAAATGTCCTTCTTGTTTTTTAATATATTCTTCAATAGCTTTTATATGTTGTTTTAACAAGATAGGGGAAATGACCACAGGCGCCATATCTTGAGGGGCGATGCCGAAGGCATCGCCATCAGGCGCTTCGCGTCTGGTGGTCGGGTCAGGTGTTGGATTGGGAGCTTCTTGATTTATCCCCTCCAGAGGGGATAAATTAATTTTTTGATGCACTTGTAATAATAAAGGGGACGGAATTGATGTATCATTATAAACTTTAATATCTGTTTTAATTTGAGTTAATCTAGCAGCTGTTTGTTCTTTCCTTTCCTTTCTTTTTAATCTTTCAGGAGCTTTTTCCACAGGCGCTATACCATCGATTACTAAAATTATATTTACTTTTGCGTGCTTGAAAGCAAGAAACAATTCAGTAAACGCTTCTTTAAATTTAATCGGTGTTTTAAATTTAGCTTTATAAACACATATAAAAAGAGGAGCATCTATTAACACTGTTTTTTCTGAAAAAAATGATAAAGGTAATGTTGTTTCAAAATCTGGACATTGTTTTTTAATCAATTGCCGTAAATTTTTAATTCCCATCGTATTAATTTTAATTTTATTTGTTGTTAAACTAATTAAAATTTCATATATTGCATTTATATAAAATGTCATTTAATATAAATACAGTCGCTTCTCAAAATGCTTTATCAATTGATGGCTTTCCCATAGAAACTTCTACTCCCCCAAGTTCGGCGGCCATTTTAGCATACGCCCCTTTACGCCGGCAATGGATTTACGAATCTGTAGACGATCTTAAAGGTTTAACAGGGCCTACCGGACAAAGAGGATTACCAGGAGATCAAGGACCTCCCGGTCCTACTGGACCTACAGGGGCTATCGGTGAATCAATAACAGGCCCGACAGGTCCAACAGGGGTGGCAGGAACTGCAACAAACACAGGTGCAACAGGAGAAACAGGACCCACTGGACCTATCGGTGAAACACTAACAGGCCCGACAGGTCCGACGGGCATTGCAGGAAGTGCAACAAACACAGGTGCAACAGGAGATGTTGGTCCCACTGGAGCTGCCGGTTTACAAGGAGATACTGGCCCCACTGGAGCTACAGGTTTACAAGGAGATGTTGGACCCACTGGACCCATCGGTGAATCAATAACAGGTCCGACGGGTATCGCAGGAAGTGCAACAAACACAGGTGCAACAGGAGATGTTGGACCCACTGGTGCTACAGGTTTACAAGGAGATGTTGGGCCCACTGGTGCTCCAGGTTTACAAGGTGATGTTGGACCCACTGGAGCTACCGGTTTACAAGGAGATGTTGGACCCACTGGTGCTGCCGGTTTGCAAGGAGATGTTGGACCCACTGGCGCTACAGGTTTGCAAGGTGATGTTGGACCCACTGGCGCTACAGGTTTGCAAGGTGATG